CTCGTCTAGCCGCACCAACCTCACCAACAGCTTCCGCCATTCCAAGTGGTGCAGACATTATAGATGGGTACATTTGACCAGACTGTAACGCTCTATTCTGAGCCTGATTGTAGGCATTCGTATACATCTCCGCCATAGGCATGGTCATGCCTGAAGTAACCGCATTAGCTATTGCCTTGTTCTGCACAAGATCACCACGGCTAGAACCACCGGGCTGGTATCTTACCAAAGACTCCCTTATTCCGGGGAGTATATTACCCTGTAGCTGACCCTGAACCTTTTGGCCTAAAGCCGCTACCATTGGGTCATAAGCATTGGGATCAATCCGGCCACTCAAACCCTGCATTAATGATGCTTCTGCACCACGTTGCATATCCTGCGGCCTGTTACCCATAGCGTAGTTCATTGTCATACGCTGTTGGGCCTGTTGGGCGGGATCGAATCCAGCCAGTGTTGGTCCCTGATAATAGGATGGACCCATTGGATTGAGGTTATATAAATCCTGCGCTCGTCCAAATCCAGCGGTCAGGTAATCCTTTTGCTCATCCCAAGGCTCTGTCTTTGTTGTTGTTGTTCCGCCACCGCTCATAATTTATTCCTCTTTATTCTCCGACATCAACCGATAGTCCGAAAGGGTTTCCCGCAGTCTTTTGCGTTCCTGTTGGGTCATTTGCCGTAGCATAATCATCCCCCAGCCCAAATATATCAGCACCATGACCACCAGCCCAATCAGTAGTAGAATCGGCTACATCCGGTCCTTCAGAACCAATAAAGCGACCTCTCATATCATACATACCAGAACCAAACAACCTAGCATCGCCTAGTAATCCCTGACCATAAGCAGAATCCGATGGCACCCATTGCCCATCCGGTCCCATTATCCATTGATTACCGGAAGTGTCTGTAGTGGTATTACCACCTGCTCCTGCTCCACCACCACCCATTGGGCCTAGCAGTCCACCACCACCACCGCCCCATCCTGTACCACCACCGGCATAACCACCGGGACCACCCCAACCAGTTATCATTCCATTAGGGTTAATTGGATACTGATGCTCCCAACCCGGACCCATAGAACTCTGCATTACATATGGATCGGTTGATGCTGGGCCAGTATATGTTGGGGGAACTAAATATTCTCCTAGTATACCATAACCACCACCACCCTGCGTAGGCGGTCCCCACATACCACCCGGAGTAGGTGCCGCAGGCATTCGGGGGGCTGTTGCCCCTACATTATACTGTGGAAAATTTGCTGTACCAAGGCGAAATTGTTCTGGAATTACAGGCGCTGGAAGTGTTCTAGGGTCTACAAAAGGGTCGGTAGAACGTGTTGCTTCAGCGGCACCATAAGTTTCTAGATCAGCGGCGTTTAGAAATCCAGCCTCTCGCGCTCGTCTATTCGCATCAATCTCCTGATCAACTGCGTTTAGGAATCCAGCTTCCTGTGACCGTCTGTTAGCATCCATTTCCTTTTCAGCGGCACTTGCAAATCCTTCTGCTTGCGCCCTTATGTTAGCGTCAATTTCCTGCTGGACAGCATTAGCGTACCCAGCCGCAGATGCCCCTACATTTGCATGAGCTTCTTTATGAGCCGCACTTTCATAACCCTCTGCCCTAGCCCTTGCATTCGCCGCACGTTCTTCAGCTATTGTAGCCATATTATTGCATCCTATGTTTTAAGTCTTTTGTATAGACAATATAAGTATCCTTCCAATCTGGAAGTAGTTTCTTCCACCCCTTTCTGCCCCACATTTCTAAAGCCGCACACCCCACTTTAATAGCAAAACTTTCAACCATATCCTGAAAACCTCTAATGGATTCAAAGTCTTTACCAGCCAAAGATATAAGCCTTAGTATTTTTTTCTGCGGGTATTTTATAATTTCAGTAATCATAGCCGCGTGAACATCACTTTGTTCTGTAGCAATCCATAACTGCATATCACCATGCGTGAGAGGTTCAAGAAAATCATCTGTTTCTAATTCGCCCTCTGTATGTTCTTTTACCTTATTTAGTAATGGGGCAACCTCTTCCCAGATATAAGCAACATCTTCCGGCTGTACGATCTGAGCCTTCAAAGTTTTACCCAAGCACTAGTGGTTTTATTAAAGAAGTAAATTCCCTCGCCTGATCCGGGGTTCCAATTTGTTCCGTCTGCATACCTTATATCACCCTCACGCGGTCTGGTAGGAGCAACATTGGTTCTTTCTAGTCTGAATGTAGCTTGGTTAAAAAATACATCGCCAATTCTTTTTAGTTCATTAACCACATATAGCCCAAGGTCTTCCTTATCTAATGGCAGTGGTCCCGGTTCATAATGAGTTACAGACTTTACTACCCTATCAGCATAAGTGCCCATTACCTAGACACCGATCCTCGAACTCCTGCGTTCCTCACATCTAAAGAATAACCATTTAACTGCCATGTGGTATCCGTTGTCGATTCAAACTTTACTCCAATGTATTTTCCAGTAACTCTAACTGGTACTTTGGATTGTGTATCAGGATTAAAGGTGTACGGGCCTTCCCAAGTAATAGCCTCTTCTGTAGACATTTGATGACCAACATAGACATTAACAGTATCAGAAGATGAATCAGGATTAACCTTCATTTTGGGCCAGACAGATGATATGTGTTTTACCATAGCCTGATTTGGATTTCCCTGCTCATCCATAGTTAATCCAGTTCTCTGGATATAACTAGACATATTACTACCATCTTCTGTGTTACCCGTTTCATTTCTAAACAACTTCGTATTCGTTGGCGAGGCCATAACCAAGGTTTTACCCGCAAGATTGAAGAAGGAGGAGGCCGCCGATTGATTCCAATTTAATGTATCAGTATCCCAGTTTGTAGTAGCGGCATTCCAAGAGCCGGGTGCTAACGGGTTACCTTCGGTTCCATACCCTATAAACCCAAGATTAGGTAAGTCTCTTTCTGTGAATGTGCCGTTAGACCAATTCCAGACTAATGCTTTATCACACTGGGCATTGGTGATATTAGACTGTGACACATAGCAAGCCCACATTTCTGTATTACCATAGTCAGCTACAACAAAGGCTTTCTGATAGTCATCACCGGATATGTTGTTAAAGACATGATCCCTCATCTTATGGGGAAGCAGGGATGTTAGCTTTTGCCCGTCATTAATGTACATATCCCCATTCCCAAATACAAAATGACCACCATCATATTCAGCGACACAGTTTTTAGTTAGTGCGCCAACATTTGGAGAAATCTGTCTGAAGGCAAATATGAAAGGAGTTCCAACATACGTCATCATGTATGTAGAGTCTTCTTTATAGATCATAAAAGAGTCGCCAAGAGGAAGCCCGTCTAATATTTTTCCTTTCGTATCTTCAAGGGAGTACTCACCAGCATCTACTGTTGCGCTAGACTCATCCCAAGATGAGGGTAATGTTTGAGAAGCCGCCTCCGTAGACCACTTCACCATGTTCCTAAAATTAGAAGACGCTTTTTGAACATTAAGCGCAATAAGGAATGAACGGAATGCCCTCATAGAAAAGCATTCTGTACTGGCTGGCCAATTAGTAAGGTCCGCCATAGGGGTAGAGACAGAAGGTACGCCACCAGTCAAGGCCCAAAATTGAGGGTCATCGAACCCATTAGCCATTATCAAAATTCCACCTAATACAGTAGATGTCCAATTCTCTGCGGCGGTCGCACTATAGTCACCACCAGAAGACCTAGTAATATCTGTCCAAGTTGTCCCGTTATGAACATATATTTTAGTTAAGCCACCAACAATCCAATAGTTTGCCCCAGCCACTTCATGGTTCGTTATATAATAAGGAGCTATAGGGCAAGACGCCATAACCTCAAGATAACCCGGAGATTTCTGTATCGCCCCGTGTTCTGCCCTTATATTATTACCTTCTGACCAAACATTAGGGGGTAGTTGCCAAGGATTTATATCCTTAACAATTCCTGTTTCTCCCACATTATCAATAGGGATTAAAGCCATTATTTGTCCTCATGGAGAAGTTACGCCTTCATGCCAATTCTTAAAATTCCAAGGTAGCCATTGCCCATACCTAGAAAGTGGGTTATTAGGATCATGGTAAATATTTCTCACTCTAGGCCAACTTAAAGATACACCCGTGGCCAAGAAGTCATCAAATTTTTTATCACTTATAGTAAAAGACTTAGCATAATCCCAAAATGCAGTATCATACTTTGAACCAAACTGATAATGCCAAAGAATAAAATTCTCTATCTCATGGACGTATTCTTTTATTAATCTGGAAGCGTCAGTCCAATTCAAAACACCATTAAAAATTACATCATATGTATTCTTTAGCCATTGAGAATAAGATTGGATTGCAGATGCCTCTAAGGGTTCGAGAAAGAATAACTTGTTCCCATTAAGTATAACCCTTTCATTCTCCACTGGATTTTTTGCAACATAATTATTAAAATAAAGATAATCTCTAGCCTCGACCTCGAACAAAGTTTCAAAATTTTTCGTAGCCTCTTCCTTTGAAGATAAATCCTTATTATAAATATAACCGTAAGAGGTAGTGTCTGTTGTATTTGGTATTACAAAAGCCCATCCATCAGGAGTAGCTATCGATCTTGTCCAGTATTGCTGTATATCAACTTCGTCTTTTGTAGCTAAAATAGCGGCATTAACAGGGCTGTTTAATTCGTCATAACCATCCAGAGATTTAGGTTTTCCCCTACAATCAAACACATAATCAGAATCAACATCATCCATATTTACAATACTATCCTCTGTAACCTTAAACAACCCAGAAGATAAAATTGTATCCTGCAACTTATTCGGAGAATAATGCAACGCCATAGAGTTTAAGGGAAAAGAATGGATAAATTTTTCATTTACCTTCCCCCATCCCTCGTATAATATTCCAGTTTTAGGTGTAGCATCTATTACATTGGAATACCAGTCAGAACCTAATGCAAGCCATAAAAGCGTAGGAGCGTCTAATAGTGTTCCCTGACCTACTTTTTCCGGTAAAACGCTAGGATCATACTTTAACTCTACTTCCGCTTCAGAATAATAAGCATAATGAAGAGCAGTTAAACATCCCGCATTACCAGCCCCAACTACAGATATTTTCACTATATAATTTTATTTAGGATACTTTGCTTTTATCTCATCGACCTTTGCTTGCCAAGCCTCTAGTCCATTTTCCGTAATAAATTCTATCTGCTCTGTAGCAGGACCATACACTTTTAATCGAGCCTCAACTCCTGAGAGCTGAACATAGTTCCATGTTTGCTTCCATCCCTCTCCTTCTACAAATATAGGATCGCCAAGCTCATGCTTGTGAGCCTCCGGCGGATCAGGATTAACTGCAATAATATCCGGCCCCTCGACCTCGTCAATCGTTTTAGCTATTAAATCCCACGTTTCTACTTTCTTCCCATCCGCAATTCCGACTTCTCCCTGCACAGCTTTGTACCCCTTTTTTTCAGGGATAGCAGTTTCCCCCACTTCCTCAATACCAAAACTCGACCTTATGCCTTCATTCGATAATGGGTTAGGAGGGAAAGAGGTATTGGGATTATCCGCTTTTAGATGTGATTCAGTATAAGGGAATACATCACCTTTCATATATTTCATGTCTTTTTCCTAGATTGTTTGTTATTCCGCATATCTTATTACAATTATACCAGTACCACCACCACCTCCAACATTTCCTTCATAAACGCCGCCGCCACCTCCGCCGCCACCTGTATTTACAGAGCCACCGCCGCCATTTCCAGTGTGGACTCCATTTCCACCACCACCTGATCCGCCACTACCGGGAGTCCATTGCCAGTGACAACCACCACCGCCACCACCGCCGTAGTAAACATTAGACCCAGTTCTATAAAGATTTTGTAATCCATTACCGCCATTACCACCAGAGCTACTATCTCCGCCAGCCTGTCCATTTGCTCCAGCACCACCTCCGCCTCCAGCGCATCGGCCAACTCCAGAGCCGCCAGAGCCTCCGCCACTATTTGATTGAGGAGAACCAGATGACCCAGCAGTGCCACCATCATAGTTACCAGCACCACCACCACCACCAGTTTGAGTGACTATATCAGAACCCGCAACAGAAGAAGCTGATCCACCGCTTTGAGTTCCACCGCCTGCCCCTACAGTACAAGTATAGGTAACACCACTCCCTAGAGTAAACGCCGCAGAAACTAGTACGCCTCCAGAACCTCCCCCACCGCCAAAAAGATTTCCGCCGCCACCGCCTCCACCAACAACCATCATATCAACTTCACCGCCAGTGGTAACTACTAAGTTATTAGTGCTAAGAAATGTATGGACTTTATAACCTGAATAAGTGGTTTCAGTTCCGCCA